GAATAGTAGCACTACCAAGACAACGTTTTTGCGTGGTAGGGCGTGGTCAGAGTTGGTATTCGGCGCGCGCGACCCTTTTTGTTTTTTTTAAAACTTTTTTTGCCCAAATATTTGCCTTATAATGAAATATGCCAAAGAGACGTAAAAAATCTAAATATAGATATGCAACCATAGGTAATAAAAAATATTACTTTTATAAGATTGTCTGGCTTGATCCGTGCGGTGATGCAGGTCATGCTGACGTAGATGAAGTAAAAAAATTAAAACCTGCAGTTATGATTTCCCAGGCATACATATTTGATAAAGATAAAAATCACGTATGGACATTTGCATCTTACGACACAGAGTCTGCTGTGTTTTCAGATCGTAATTGTTTCCCTAGATCAATAATAAAAAAAATGGAGAAGATACTTACATGAAAAAATATATAGATAAGTTTCACTTATGGCACCTAATGTACAGAAGAGAGATAGTTTGTTTTGTAGCTGGGTTTGTTGTGGGTGCTATAATACTATGAGGAATAAGACCTTGACGAAGAACATGCCTTATGTAAAATGGAAGGCTATACCGCCTGTAAAAGGGCCTGACTCACAAGGAGTAAAATATGGAGATAATAAGAAAAACTCTAGCACTACTAAAAAGCGCTTGGGTAAAAACACACGAGTTCTTTAATCGGATACAGGGATCTGTTTTGTTTCTGATTTTGGTTGTGACTCTTCTGGGGTAATATCTATTAATGATTTATGATCATCTAGAATTTTGGCCATCTTGGCTTCCAATTCTTTTTCTGACATATTATCTAAATTACCAGACAATATAAGTTTTTGATCAACGTAAAGTCCACCGGCTTTACCTCTAGCTACTTCTGCGTTTATGGCTGCAGACCACGCACCTTTTTTCATCGCGTCATCTCTTAGCTTTGCTAGTTCACCAAGGTGTCTACCAAGATCAATACCAAACTTCTCTTGTACTTCTGCTCTTAACTCACCAATGTATTGTACTACAAGTGGAGATACTCTAGGATTACGTAGTTCAGATGCAGCTTGTCTTGGTCTAGTCTTATAACCAGCTTCATATGCTGCTTCAGCAGCACTCTTTCTGCCTTCGTTATATACCAATAACTCAGCAAATTTAATCTGTCGTTCTGTCAATTGTTTTGGAAGTCCCATACTTGACTTATATCGTAATCTAACGTACAAGTCAAATTATGAAGATATTATTAATAATACTTGGTTTAGTTGGGGCATCATCAGACAAATCGTTTGATGGCACTAGCATGATTGTGAACAAAGTTATTAAAGGTGTGTACGATGAAAGCAGAGACAAAACTATGGCGTTTACTCCGCCAGAATACCCCAAAAATATACTGGACTAGACTAGAATCTTGGGCCTCTTTTGGTGTGCCTGATCTGCTTGGATATAATGATCTATGCGGATTTTTTATGTTAGAGCTAAAGGTTACAAAGAATCAAAAAGTATCTTTCAGCCCACATCAAAAACTATTTCACATGACCAAGACAAAACGTAATTTTATCCTGCTCGAAGATACCTCTTCTCGCTCCATAAAACTTTATGAGAGTAAATCTATCCACGGTCTGTTGATAGATCACAGAGAAACACCTTCCCTCACAAACAATAATTGGGAGCACGTTCAGCGCTTGTTGCTTGACCTTCCCTTTGACGCGTAAGCTTGTAGCTTGTCGCTTGTAGCTTGTGGCTTGGCGCTCTCAACGAACCGCTGAGAATTCTCAGCGTCTAACATATCGTTAGCATGCAGCTTGTGGCCTGGGACCTTTGGCTTCCAGCTTGTAGCTTGAGGCTTGTAACCGTTGTCCAGGCACCACTGGTCGTGGATCCGGTGTATTAAGTGAGAGTACTTTTGCTTAGCAGCCATACATCTCTTCGCAATATTCATCCAGGCCTAGGTTGTCAGTGAACATAATGTTCACACGGTCCCCGCCCCAATAGCCTTCAACTTCTTGTGTGTTCAGGTTCACCCATACTGTCGGGCCACCACCTGCCACCAGGATCTCCGCGCCCATGTAACGCTTCTCCCTGTCCACGGTGTAATGTATATCGTACGTACCTTCCATCCACTCGTCAGCTGTTCCTTCTCCTTTGGTGATGCCATCGGCAATCTCCACGCACATCCTGCGAAGCTGCTCTCCACAGGTCTCGCTCTTTCTTACTGTACTCATCTTTTTCCTTTCTGTTTTATATTAGATTATCCCAGTATGCTCCACCTGTCAAGCTTGTCGCTTGGCGCTTGACGCTTCTTTTTGATGCCATAATCTTTAGGTGACATTGTCAAAGCTTGTCGCTTGTAGGTTCGTTTTCCATTCTTGATTTTATACTTAATATAACGCTGCCATGGCTCCATCTGTATTGATAGATCCGCAAGTAACGTTTTGATTTGGGCATCAGAAGCCCGGTCCACTTCTATTGTTATTGTTTTCATAATTCTCCTTTATCATTTAATTGTGGCAAGCTTGTGGCTCCTGCTAGGTCATGTGTTGCTGCCCGGAGCTTGAAGCTTGTTGCTTGAAGCTTGGCGCTCCGTCTGTGATTAAAAAACCACCAGTAAGACGTTTGCGCCATGTTTCATGGTCAAGACTATAAGGTCTCAGAGTCCAATTTTCTTATAGCACTTGACCCCAGGTCCCTCTTCCCAACACATCACCGTATACGTCGGATGGCCAGTAATAGAGACCAGGGCTCAAGCTTGTAGCTTTCTACAGTAGCCACCCTTGTAGGTGTGCGTAGGCGAGGTTCTTCCATGCACACATGCCTGTGTACATTCCCATCTCGTCCGAGATCACGACCTATGCTATAGAGTTTAAATTCCTCACTCCAAACAAGGTTGGCTACTTTAGAACTATTCTAAACAAGCATTTACATAATCATTATATTCATGTTCACATTGAGCTTTGTACTCTTCTTTGTTACTCGCCTCTGAGTTGCATATTCTCCAATGCTCATCAATATAATTTTCGGTCATTGCCCGTTTATTAGAACAATTTTTAATCTTACGATTAATTGCGTTTATTCTTTTATCTTGCCACGATTTTCCAGTTCCCATAATTTTACCTCATAGTGCCTTTCCATAATTTCGGATACAACAAAACCGATAAATCCAAAAGTAATAAAGCATATACCTATAATTAATAATGTATTCATTTTTTTCCTTTCTACTTGACAATATAATACATCTGGGATAGTATGTCAAGTATAAAAAACATAGAAAGGAAATATGCAAAAAATAAGAATGAACACCGAATACAGAAACAAGTTATTCAATAGAATAAAAGATGTTTTTGAAAAGGAAGAAACGCAAGAGCAACAAGCATTTCTACAATCAAGAGAGGTATTTAATACTTCTCAAAGAGATACTTTTAATCTTGCAAAACAAGTAGTAGAGAGGTCATATCCAAAAGAAGATGTAGCCACACTACGAACTTTTAAGAAGAAGTATGGCGACCCATGTGATGTAGTAGCAAAAGATAAATGCTTTTACTTCGCACATAACGAGGACACAGACGAGGACGGCGACGAGAAAGAAACAAAATCACATTTTGATTTTAGTCTGTATGGCAATTTAAATGGGGACGAGTATGGTGGTAGTGATAATAGCGACCACTTTGCTCATGCATACTATCGTGAAGAACTAAAAGCAAAAGGTTTAAATCCTGATATAATTGCACAGCAATCTGGTAAGGATATGAACCCACATAAGACCAAACACGTTGACGCAAACAATAAGTTTCTTGGTAAATCAGGAAATGGTTATGATAACAACGATATTGGAATGACAAAAAGTTTTAATTCTAATTATGAACTTGATGTCATTGGAACTTCTCATTGTAGAAGTAGAGCAATCGCTTGTACTAAAGATGAATATAATATCTTTTTAATGTGGCGAACTGCTAAAGCTAACGTGGTATCAAAACACCAAACTTGGATTGATAGTTTGCAAAAACAATTTGACCAATTAAAGATTGGATTGAAAGCATACAGATATCTAAGCGAGGGCATAGAACTTGCTAGTGAACTTGGAATACATGTTGACGAGGCAGAATTAATAAGGACTAATTCTACTGGTTTAACTATCTACAACCCAAGCAATCTTGCGTCTATGATTAAAGGTATGAAAAATAATAACGTATCAAGAGCAGATAAGATAAAGGCAAGACTACAATACGAAAAACAAAGTGTAAATTAACACTTGACATTATTAATGGGATATGTTATTATTATCCCATTAATAACAAATCGAAAGGAAAATAATGCAATACTTTATTTTAAGAAAAATAAAAATCTGGGGCAAAGACGAATATGATGTAGACTCAAAAGCTCATCACGGCTACTCTACACTTGACGAGGCAATCACAAAAAAAATAGCATTAGAAACATTAAACACAAATAAAGATGTTTCTTATATTTTGGCTAATGACGGAATGCCAGCAGAAAAAATAATTGAAAGTATGGAAGAAGAAACAAAAGAAAAATCAGTCAATATTTAACTATTGACAGCTATGGGATATTATGCTATAATATCCCATATAACAAATAGAAAGGAAAATAATGTTCTACATAACTTACTTCGCAAATAAACACTCAAAGTTTATAACTAGGAAAGGTCAATACGATAAGCCAGACGGAACGAAAGGAAAATCTTTTGTGTCTAAAAATGGTGTACCTTGTTTGGTGTACTGGGATTTAGATAAAGGAAATTGGAGAATGGCTTGTGGAGAGGCACAAGTAAAATGGAATTAACATTAATAGAATATGGAATAGCGATTGTAGTTTCAATCGCTATTCTTTGGTGGTATACGTGAGTTCTCATATTTGGTGCCACGGTCCGAACTGCCATACCTACGAAACAATGGACCGAATACGAGGGTCTAAAGGTTCTAAAGTTTTAAGAACTAGAAAAGTTAAACAACACACAGACCGAGCATGGTACAGACCAGATAACTTCTTTAATTATTTTTGTAGCAATGGTTGTTATAATGACTTTGCAAATAAACATGCAGAACAAATTATAAGGATAGCGCCAAGGACCGAGCCACTTGAAACAAGGATCGAGGACCCAGAGAAAACAAAACACGAAACAAGTTGGGGTCACACTTATACAACAACTAGAATAAAAAGGATTGACACGGTAGCATAATTATGTTATAATATCCCATATAAACAGAAAGGAAATATGCAAACACAGAAAGATAACAACGATTACACAAGACGAAATAGATTCACAGGCGAATCTATTGAACTAACAAAAGAAGAGGCAAGGAAACACGACGAAATCTTTTACCACGAGGCATTGGCAACTCTAGAGGATAAAGAACTAGGAACAGGTGCAAGTAAACATTGGCAAGAGATGAGAGATAGACTAAGCTGGTTTATGAAACATAATGCGAAAGCATATATGGTATTATTGGACTAACATATTTTCCCATAGAGTCAATACTCTATGTGTCCATAATGGGTCGGCCCTAACGGGCCGATCAACCACAGGTTGTGCGCGCCCTGCGGGCGCCCCGAGGGGTCCCAGAGGGATCTGCCTTAATTTTGCCACAATTGACCCCCACCCCCCAAACGCCAAAAGGGGTCCCAATGCATATACCTTTATGCCTAGTTTTACAGATAGATATGGTATAAATTCGTTTTCAGGTTAAACAGAACTTTAAAAAAATTCTGCAAAAATTTTTATGAAACAAGAAATTATAGATAAGCTCCCACCAGATGTCCGCAAGGAGTTTATGAAGTATGCTATAAAACTTGACCAGAAAAAAACTCAAAGCAAAGTCAAATCTGATTTTCTTACTTTTGTAAAACATGTATGGCCTGAATTTATAGAAGGCGATCATCATAAAAAAATTTCTAAAAAATTTAATCGTTTGGCAAATGGTGAATGTAAACGACTAATAATTAATATGCCCCCTAGGCATACTAAATCTGAA